GCGGCGACTGCGGACACCGCGAAGAGCACACGCACTCGATGACGCAGGTCTACAACCCGCGTTGCGAGAAGTGTGGCCGCTGGATGCGGATGATCTACACGACACCAGCGGTGGTTTACAAGGGCGAAGGATTTGCAAAGAAAGACCGCAAGAAGGAGGGCAAGTGATCAAGTGGAAGTGTCTGGTCTGCGACGCAAAGCAGCAGACCGAAGTCAAGCCAGGGCTCGGACAGAGGCTCTGTCCGAAGTGCAAGGTCGGGCACTACAAGCGCCTCGTGGACATCTATCGACCAGAGGGCGGCTTCAGACTTGAAGAAGCGAGGATGCTGTTGAAGGCAGCGCAGAAGGAGGCAAAGGCGTGAGCAAGCAGTACGAGTTCGTGAAGGCAGAGCAGCGCAGTCCAGAGTGGTTTGCGCTTCGGGCTGACGGCATCACGGCGACCGACGTCTCGGTCGTCGCGGGGCTGAATCCGTACAAGACGCCGTACCAACTGTGGGCTGAGAAGTTGGGCAAGTACGAGCCAGAGCCAGTGGGCGCTGCTGCGATTCGCGGCATCCTGTTGGAGAACACGGTGGCTGAGTTCTACGAGATGGAGACTGGCCGCGAGTTGCGCCGCAGCAACGGCATCGTCCGACTCAAGGAGATGCCGTGGGTGATGGCGTCGCTCGATCGCACCATCGTTGGCGAGGACGGCTTGGTGGAAATCAAGACGAGCACCTCACCGCGCTGGAGCCTGTATCCAGTGCCGCCAGAGGTTGAGGCACAAGTCCAGTGGCAGATGTTCGTGACCGGCGCACCGTGGTGCGACGTGGCGGCGCTGCTCGGTGGACTCGTGTTCCGCATTGAGCGAGTGGAGGCAGATCTGGAATACCAGACCAACCTCTACCGCAAGGCAGTTGAGTTCCGCAACCTGCTCGCAACGCAGACGCCACCAACGCTGAGTGGCGAGGATTCGGACGCGCTGGCTGCGGTCGTGCCACAGACGAGCGAGGAATGGAATCAGGCTGACTCTGGCATTGAGCGAGTAGCGCAACTCTACGCCGAGAAGAAGTACGAGACAACGCTGCTCGATCAGGAGTTGCAGAATCTCGCCATCAGCCTGAAGGAAGGCATCGGCGAGAAGGCAGGACTGATCGGCAACGGCTGGTCGGCGACCTGGAAGCAGAACAAGGCGACGGTCAAGACGGACTGGGAGAAAGTTGCAGAGACGCTGCAAGCAGTCGCGCCGGAAACCTACGCCGAAGCGGTCAAGCGCCACACCGCAGAGAAGTCTGGTGCGCGAGTCTTTAGATTCAAGACAGAGGAGGGATCGTGAGCAAGAAAATCAGCGAGGCGCTGCTGGCGCCGTTTGACGAGAAAGACCTGAAGCATCGTCCTGGGCGCGCTGGGATGACCTTCACCTACGCCGACGCTCGTGCAGTCGCGCAACGGCTGGACGACGTGCTCGGCATTGAGAACTGGCAGTTTGAGGTCAAGGTGGCCGACCCTGCACGCGCAGTGGTTCACGGTTCACTGATCGCGGTGATCGAGGGCAAGACCACGATTCGTCAGGACTTCGGCTACCCGAACTCAGTGCAGGACGACGAGCCGCTGAAGTCGGCAGCCTCAGACGCGCTCCGACGCTGCGCCGCCCAGTTAGGGGTGGGCAGGAGCCTTTACAGCCCAGAAAAGGCGTCAGGTGGTGTCCCAGTACCACTTGGCAAGGTTCCGCGCCTCTCCGTGGCTCCTAGACCCATCTCCGTTGATTCTACGGAGGGGTCTGGGACGCCTTCAGACGACGCGATCCTCGCAGCGAAGGCTGCAATGCTCTTTGCTGAGAACGTCGGCGGCGAGTTCTGCAGCCACGGTGAAGCCTGGACGCTCAAGCCAGGCGGCGTGAGCAAGGCGACTGGCAAGCCGTACAACCCATTCTGGGCTGCCTCGCACAAGACGCCTGACGGCGGATGGTGCAAGGACAAGCCGAGCCGCGAGTTCGTGGCGAAGAACTCGGCTGCACCGGCAGCACCGAAGTTAGTTCCTGAAGACAGCCTTGAGGACCTGCCGTTCTAAATCATCCTGGGAGGTCGGTGGCTGAATACGCCGACCTCCCATCAAGCAGAGGAGGACAACGTGAATCTTTGGATCAAGTGGTCAGCACAAGCACACAAGGATGCGGTCATCAGCAGTCTGACCGACACGCAGTTCCGCGCGTTCATCACCATCCTTGAGGTGGCCAAGGAGATGCGGAAAGGCGGAGAGTTCCGCGACCGAGCGCACCTTGCAACGGTTATTGGGCCACGGCTCGGACGAGCAGTGCCTCGACTCATCGCCGAGGGTCTCTTGGAGGTGTCTCAGGGCGGTCTCGTGACCGTCTCGAACTGGTCTCGATGGCAAGTCGACCCGACGTCGGCTCAGCGACAGCAGAAGGCTCGTGCTCAAAAAGAGCCTATGTCACGGTTCGGTCACGCACTAGAGAAGAGAAGAGAAGAGAAGATAAGAGAAGAGAAGACTCTATCTAACGGCGCGAGTATCAAATCTGTTGGCGAAATCTTGAGAGGGGGAGCACGATGAGCGAGCAAGAACTGTTGGACTATCTGAAGAAGACGACGGTTCCACACCTTGAGCGGATGGAGTACGGATTCAGCCACTGGGACTGCACGGCGTGGTACGAGACGCCGATGGGACGAGTGGACTTCATCTTGGAGTTGAAGTGCAGGGAGATTCACTACCCTGAACTGCTGATTGAGCAGGTCAAGTACGACTGGCTCATTGAGGAGGCTGGCAAGCGATCTGCTCGTCCGGCGTACATTAACAGCACGCCACGAGGCATCTACGCCTGGGATCTGTATCGAGTGAAGGAGCCGATCTGGGAGGAGCGGCTGCTTCCAGCGACGACAGAGTTTGAGAACCGCGACCAGATTCGCAAGGTGGTCGGCTTCTTGCCAGTGACGGAAGCGATGGTGCTCTCGTGAGCCGCAGCGTCGCACTGATCGGACCGCAGGGCAGCGGCAAGACCTCGATCGCTGCGCTCTTTGAGGAGCATCGTGGATACCAGCGCCACGGCATCGCCGACGCGATCAAGCACGTGGCGGCTTTGGCGTATGAGTCTCTGGCGAAGGATGAGCAGTTGATTGTTGATCGGCTGGAGGGAAAGCAACTCATCACTGGCCGTGAACTCTTGCAGGACATTGGCGCGGCACTTCGCCGCGTTGATACAGCCTTCTGGCTGCGGGTCTGGAGGCAGGACTATCACGAGATTCAGCGCCTCGGCTATGGCGTGATCGTGGACGACGTGCGGCTTGACCGCGAGGTTGCCTACTTCCGCGTGGTAGATCCGAGCCTGTTCGTTGTCCGACTGACGGCTGACCCAGAGGTCAGGGCGTCACGTATGGGTGGGAAGTTGCTCGGAGCAGATGACATCACCGAGAGGGGCTGGACAGACGCCTCGTCTGACCTTACCCTCGACACGACGCACCTCAGCATTGAGGAAGCGTATCGTCGGATCACCGACGCGATGGAGGGTTGATGTTCAAGGAACTTGAGATCTTGGCAGCACAGGCAGGATTCCGATTCGCCGAGGCCATCAAGATTGGCGAGGAGTGGCACGTCATTCTTGACGACGAGGACGGCGAGATGACCTACAAGGGCACGACGGTTCAGGAGGCAGTCGAGAAGGCAACTGAGAATCTTGTCCGCATCTTGAACAGGTTTGACCGGTGAACGGCTTTGAGTTGGCTGGACTGATGATCGCTGCGTTTCATCTGGTCTTTGCCTTCCTTGTGGCAGTCAGCCTCCAGGAATCCGCTAGACGTGGCAGCGCCGCAGCGGGTACGATCTACCTGATCTTGGCACTTGCCACGATCATCTGGATCACAAGGCAGGTGCTATGGCAGCAGTAAAGACGCAGCGTGGTGGACCGCGCAAGGAGCCAGTGTTCGCCGTCACTTCGTGCGGCGCGTGCAGTGGCGTCCTGAACACGCTCAAGGAGTCGTGGCGCGTCAAGGTGATCACCTTCAACGACAAGAAGCGCCAGACGCGGTTCGCCTGGTATCACCGGAGTTGCGTGAAGTGAACCGCATCGAGCGCAAGGCTCCCTTCCTTGACGATCACGTGATTGCCGTGCAAGAAGGTCCTGATGCGTGGTGCTATGAGCCAGGCGTCTCTGGCCGCGTCTGGTGCATCCTGAGCCAACGCTTCGCCGACGCCATCGCGCCAGAGGGATGGTTCTTCCTGTACGAAGGCATCGGCAACCGCAAGACGAACGCGGATCTGGTCAAGCACGGCGTGATGATCGTGCAGCCAAGCCGCTTCACGCTCAGCGACGGCGGCACCGCGCTCTTGGCGAGGATTGTCTGATGGGCTACTACAAAGACCAAGCCATCCAGAAGATGATTGACCCAGAGAAGAGCCGCAAGGGAAAGAACAGCCGCGCGCGTGGCAATGCGTTTGAGCGAGAGATCGCCAAGCGCCTGAAGGGTCAGCGCGTCGGTCAGTTCGGTGGCAAGCAGGACGTTGCCAACGAGTGGATGGCAGTGCAGTGCAAAGTCGGTGGATCGTTCAGCGAGCGTCAGTGGGGCTGGCTTCAGAGCGTGCCGGTCAAGGGCGATCAGTTGCGAGGACTTGTGATTGGAGACAGCCCAGGCGTTGGCGGTGGTCGCCGTCGCGCCGTCATCATCCTCGACCTTGATGACTTCTGCGATTGGTTCGTCACACCGAATCAGGAGCCAGAGGGATGATCTCCCTCCTGCTGGCAATCGCGCTGGCAGTTCACCCAAGCGTTCCGAACCGAACCGAGCACGGCATACCAGTGCGCGGGATGGCGTCGTGGTATGACGCGACCTATCACCCGAAGGGCAAGCAGTCCACGTTCTACACGCGCGCAGGCTGGAAGTTCTACGCCGCAGTCGGAACCTTCAGGTGGGGCGACGATCCATACGCCGTCAAGGTCTGCCGCGCTGATGTCAGGACTCGGTGCGTCTATGTGCTGGTCGTGGATCACTGCGAACGCTGCAAGGATGACCTGAAGCGCAAGTGGAAAGCCAAGAGCCGAAGCATTGACCTATCGCCGAGCGCGTTCGCTGCGCTGCGTGGCTTGCATCTTGGCGTCGTTGAGGTCATAATCGAGGAGATCCAACCAGGCAACTAGAGGGGAGGGGCAGTGTTTACCGTTCGCAGTATTCGCGGCGACTGGATGAAGATCGTTGCAAAGAACACCTGGCCGCACAAGTCATCGCAGGGTCGCATTGAGGAACTTGCGAAGGCGCTCAAGATCTCACGCCGCAGTTGCTACGCCTATGTCGCGGAGGAGCGGCGCGTGCCGGAGGATGTTGAGCAGCGATTCATCGCGCTGTTCGGAGAGATCGCAGAGGACGGCTGGAGAACGCTTGACCTGTACCGATTCAGAACGCCAGCCGAGAAGAAGGCGAAGGTTGCACCGAAGAAGCGTGGCGGCGGGATGTCCAAAGAGAAGTACGCCGAACTGCAAGGCGAGTGGATTGAGCGCGCCATCCGCGCCAGCAGCATCTTGAGCCAAGACCTGCTTGGACACGTGCTTGGCTGGGAAGAGAATCCAATCACCTTTGGGCAACTGGCGATGATCGAGGACGGACTTGACGAGGAGGAGGCACGCCGACGCCACCCGAACAACTTTGATGTGAAGGCGATGTCCGACGACATCGTCGGGCTGTGCAAGGCGTGCGGACTCATCGGCGCCATTGACGCAAGCGTCAAGGAAGTCAATGGTCTGATCTTTGAGGTGACGTGCCGCAGCGATTCCTACAAGGTGAGCGAATGACCATCCAAGACTTTGACGCGCAGTTTGACAAGGTGCTTGGCAGGACGCGCCGGTGGGAGGCGTTCAGGCTGATGGCTGAGGAACTGATTGCGAAGGGCAGACCAGTTCACATCGTTGAGACTGGCTGCGCTCGTCAGAGCGAGAACTGGAATGGCGACGGCCAGAGCACACTGGTATGGGACTGGCTCGTGCAGGAACTCGGCGGGAGTGCCGTCTCGTTTGACATCTCGCCTCAGTCGGTTGAGTACGCCAAGAGCAAGGTCAGCAAGGCAGAGGTGCGCTGCATTGACTCGGTGATCGGGCTGCGCCAGTACCAGCACACTGAGTTGCTGGATCTTGTCTACCTCGACTCATACGACCTGACGGATGGCATTGAATCGCCAACGCATCACCTTGCCGAACTGACCAGCATCTATCCTCGGCTCCCTTCTGGCTGCCTGATTGCTGTGGACGACTGCAAGGATGAGCAGCGTGGCAAGCACCGCTTCTTGCGCGACTGGCTCAGCAGCCTGGGCGTGCAGCCGATCGTCCGCTCCTACATCACCGTCTGGCGGAAGCCGTAGACTAGGCAGACGCCTGCCGGTGGAGTCCTCCCATCGGCAGGCATCCAACCAAGAGCAGGAGGTTCCGTGGCAGCGAAGCGTGATCGGTTTGATGACCTTGAGGCGTATGTCGCCGACCTTCAGGCCGCGTTGAACGTTGCCAACTGGAAGGTCAGCATTGCGCGTGAAGCCTCGGACGTTGAGGCGTGGGCAGACATCAACCCGCACGAGCAGAACCACACTGCGGAACTGCGCGTCTCTCACGACTTCTGGCGCCAGACGGCAGAACAGCAACGCGAGGTGCTTGTCCACGAGATCCTGCACCTTGTCACTGCTCGGCTCGATCAGACGGTGGAGGCGCTGGAGGATGCGATGGGCAAGGTGCTCTGGGCAGTCTTTGAGCCGCAATACGAGAACGCAACCGAGCGAACCGTGGATCAACTGGCTCGCGTGATCGCGCCCTTCATCCCACTGCCTGACTTCCCGAAGGCGTGACCTTTCAGCGTCCGTGCCTTGACTGCGGCGTCCTGACGAACGTCGGCAACCGCTGCGCCACACATCGCGCAGCAGCGATGGCGAAGTGGAAGGAAGGCAAGCCGAATCCATACCTGGATCCAGCCTGGAAGAAGTTGAGCAGTCAGATCAGGAGCAAGCGTCCGTGGTGTGAGATCTGCGGCACAACGCGCAACCTGACGGTGGACCACCTTGACCCGATCAGCAAAGGCGGACCCCTACTAGCGCCAGAGCACAGGCTTCGGGTAGTATGTCGTCCGTGTCACGGTCGCTTGACCAAGCACAAGTAGGAGCAGAGGAGACGAGGAGATGAGCCGCATCGCGTGGTACTCAAACGCTTGCCACATTCCGTCCGGCTATGGGATGCAGACGGCACAGGTCGTTCACCAGATGGTCAAGGACGGACACGACGTCGCAGTGACGGCGAACCACGGCGCGCAGGTGATGATGAACTGCGCGCACGGTCATCCGATCTTCCCTGAAGGTCTGATTCGCTACTCGCTCGATGCTGCGCCAGAGAACATCAAGGCGTGGGTTGGAGAAGAGCCAGGCTTCGGCGTGATCCTCTTTGACCTCTGGCCACTCAACGGCGTGGATGCGTTCAAGGAACTCAACCTCGCCTGCTGGACTCCGATTGACCACAACCCAGCGCCTCCGATGGTCATCAAGTTCCTGAAGGAAGGGAATCACCACGCCATTGCGATGAGCCGCTTCGGGCATCAGATGCTTGTGGACGCTGGAATCTCAAACTCAGACATCACCTACATCCCGCACGGCATTGACACGCAACTGTTCAGCGACAAGGGCAAAGGTGGTCGCGCCGCAATGGGAATCCCAGACGACGCCTTCCTCGTCGTGACCAATGCCGCAAACCGAGGACGCATCCCAGTTCGCAAGGCGTTCGGTGAGATGGCTGACGCAATGGCGAAGTTTATGTTTGATCGACCAGATGTCTACTGGATGATACACACCGAGCCACAAGGACACAGCGAAGGCGTGAACATTCCGCGCCTCGTGGCGCACTTGGGCATTGACCCGCAGCGCGTGCGTTATCCACACCCAGTGCATTGGCGAAACGGAATCCCGCAGGAGGCAATCGCTGCGATGTATTCAGCCGCTGACGTGCAGTTGCTGACCTCGATGGGCGAAGGCTTCGGCATCCCTGCCGTAGAGAGTCAGGCGTGCGGCACGCCAGTGATCGTCTCTGACTTCAGCGCGCAGCCTGAACTGATCGGCAAGCACGGCAAGGCAGTGCCAGTACAGCGAGTCTGGGACGAGTTCCAGCAGTCGTTCTTCGCCATCCCGAACGTGCCTGCCATCGTCGCCGCGCTACAGGAAACCTACGAAGAGACAAAGGCTGGCAAGGTGGATCGTGCGGCCGTCGCCGCAGAGATGTGGCGATACGACCAGACCAAGTTGTACGAAGCCTCGTGGCGTCCGCTGATTCAGATGATGTCTGCACGCAAGCGACCGAGTGCGCCTGCACTCAACCGCGCTCAGCGTCGCGCTTCCAAGAAAAAGTAGAACGCCTGTCCTAATGGGGGGCGGTCAAGATTCTGTGCGCGTGCGGACGCAGGGTAT